TGTGAGAGGGAACACCGATGGGTGTTCCCTTTTTCTTTTGCCGTATTAACTGTAGAGAGGAAGGCTGAATGAGATTGAAATCGGGCGCGGACCGGATGGTTGGCACGACGGGCTTTGCTGTTATGCTGCTGATGCTGATGGCATTAACCGGACACGGGTACGCCCAGGTGACAACCACTACCGTCGAGGGCACTGTATATCTTGCAGACGGGAGTGTAGCCAGCGGTACTCTGATAGTGAGCTGGCCGGCTTTTTCTACAGCGGCAAACCAGGCTGTGGCAGCTGGAAGCATCTCAACGACGATAAACGCGAACGGATATGTCAGCCTGCAGCTGGCGCCGAACAGCGGCGCATACCCGGCAGGGACTTATTACACGGCCGTTTATCATCTTAGCGACGGAACTGTAAGCCGCGAATACTGGGTGGTGCCAGCCGTAGCAAGCGTAACGATCAGTTCAGTGCGAGCTCAGCTTGCCCCCGCTACTGTAGCTGTGCAGCCCGTATCAAAATCATACGTGGATACTTCGATTGCTGCGATTACAGGCAATTATGTGCCGCTTGCCGGAGGCACTATGACGGGCGCGCTACAGCTCAGCGGCGATCCGGCATCTGAGAATCAGGCGGCGACGAAGCACTATGTTGACACCCTGGCGGCGACGGAGCTTCCCCTGACAGGTGGGACTCTGAGCGGCAATCTGAACGTGCCGAACATTGCATCGAAGCTTCCGCGGGTTGACGTCCGAGATCCTGACTTCGGAGCGGGATGCGCAAACGCTGCGGACCCTACGGGGCAGCAAGATTCGACCTGCGCCATTGAGGCGGCGATTGCGTGGGCGATTGCGAATCCGCAGGGTTCCATGTTGCCGGATATATATCTTCCTGCGGGCACCTACAAGATCAGTGCAGCACTTCGCATTCCAGCGAACATTCATGTCATCGGCGACGGAAAAGACGCCACTGTTATTGAACAGACAAACAACGCCGCGAACATCTTCACGGTATATGAACCGACTTCTTCTCCACAGCCGAATACGTGGACATTCGACGGCTCTATTGAGGACATGCGACTGTACGCGACTGGCGGCCATCTTTACACGGCGACGTTCATTGAGTTAGACAACGCGGTGGGGTTCTATCTCGACAACGTTGAAGCCTCAAACGGAGGCGGGCGTGGATTTTCCTCAAACGGTTCTACAGAGCGTTTTCAAGCAATTGACACAACGTGGACCACGATCCGCTGGCCGATTGTCAGTTCCGGCAACGAGATGCGCTGGCTGAATACGAACATAAACTCTGCCGGCAAGGATGCAGTGGGCTATTGCTTCGGCCTGAACTGTGTGAATGGTGTGATGCCGAACGATCAATGGGAGGGTGGAACTCTCGTCTCGGCAAACGGTAACGGAACGACGGCATCTTTCTACGTTCAGGGAAGCGGGAGCTTTAAGTCCACATCGCCCATCGTGGCGGGGCACTATTTTGTTGTGGCGGGAACGACTGGAACTGTGCTTGACGGGTCGTATGTTGCTACAGCAATCATAAATAATGTGACCAGTGATCCGAGTGGGACTTGTACATCAGGCAGCGAATGCTTTGAGGTACAGGCGGCCTCGACCGTCAGCGGAACGGCTATGGTTTCGGGCGCAACGTGGAAACCGGCCATGATTCCTGATAATCAGTCAGCGGCATTTTATATTTCGGGCGCGGCTGATGTTGCAATCGGAGGCTCTATCAAGGCCAACTGGTACGAAGGTTGTCTTGAGACTCAAGGCGTATTCTCTGGCTTGATTGAAGGATTCTACTGCGAGGGGTATCCCGTCAACGGCCAGCCGCATGAAGACGCAGACCTTATGACAAACGGTATGCCTCCGTGGACTGCCGCGACGGGCGCGATTGCCTCCAGTGCAGTGCCAGTCGCCAATACAATGTGGTTTCCGAACTATGTGAATGATCCTGCTGATGCAAGCACAGTTGGAGGCGGGAGCTATCGTATTCTGCCGCAAGATTACGTACCCGGAAGCACTGCACCTTCTGCTTATGTGCCGGGTGTTGAACAAGGGCAATATGAAAACGTGACCGGCATCTTCGCAGGAGACGGCCAGTTCCATATTGATAGTAGAAATCAGTCCGGCTCGACTGCACCGGCAAATACGCCGTGGCCAGTAGGTTCGATTCTCGCGCAGAATGTTCAGGGCAATTACGGCGTTTTGCGGGTGGCGGACAATCACTTCAATAATATCGATCCACCGGGCAGCAATTGGGCTACCGTATGCAACGACGCAACGAGCGAAATTTGCGGTGAAGCAATTGTGGGCAGCATTCCGAACGGCTACACCGTGCTTTCCACCAATAACAGCGGAGTGAGCGTCGCAGTGGATTTCGAGGACAACGAGTGGTGGGGCTTCTGCAACACAGAGGAGTTGATAGGACAGGGATGCGTAAAAGTGTCCACCACAGGCGCCGTAAGTATGGAAGACGAAGCTACTCCAGGAATTGGCGAGACCAATGAAGTTTCGAACGGCCAGTATCTGGCAAACAACAACGTGCTCGCTGTTCGGGAAGCTAACGGCACGTACGCAAAGATAAGTTTTGTCAATACGACGACCGGTGCCTTCGGAAGCACGAATGTCCTGTGGTACGAGAACAAGGTGGACTCCTATGAAGACCCTGTTTTGGGCGTGAATCCCGGCACCAGCAACAACGACGCTTTTGGCCACCAGTTTGTGAATTCAGATTGCTGGTACGATGTGCCACCTTCGGGCCAGGCACACGCTTTAAACCGCTATTGTGTTAAGGGAGGCCCAAGCAATACCGGATCCAGTACAGGGTGGGAGTACGACGTCTGGAATGGCTCGGCATGGGTGAATGCCTTCGCCATCAAGGGGCAAAGCAACGCGACGGCAAATGCTTCAGTAAGCGGGTCGCTCACCGCGGCTGAAATCAACAATGAAGTCACTGTGGATGGTACAACCTACACCACCGTGAATGCCGCGTGGAACGCGGCGGTAGCGTTGGCGGTAAGCACAGGAATGAACCAAACGGTACGGCTGGGCCCGGGAATGTATAACGTGACGGCGACTATGTCGGAGCCGACAAGCGGGGCCTGCGTGAATCTGATTGGATCGGGCGGATCGACGGTGAACGCCGGAAGCGCGGCGGCCACGACGCTGAATGTGTCAGCCAACCTGAGCGGGGACGTCTTTTATCTGGGGAATACGGCGCAGGCGCAAGGATGCACATTCCGCGACTTTGTGGTGCTGGGGAATACGAACGCGACCCACGGTTTTGAGCTGCAGTGGTTCAGAGGCCTACTGATCGACGATGTGACGGTGAACGACACGACATCGGACGGGATATTGCTGGGCGAGGAGTCAACATCGTCAGGCCACCAATCGAATTTTGTTATGCGCAATGTCACTGTGAGCTATAACTCGTCGCTCTTCACTCCCGCTGACCGGCCAGCGTACGGTGTGCATCTTCAGAAGACGGCCATAGACAGTTACATGAACGGTATTGTCGTCCGTAATGCCCTGACGGCGTCGGTCTACAACGAGGGCACGGGAAACACGGGATATCTGGTGCATGGATTCGGATATCCGTATACATGTACGACTGCGCCTTGCGTCAACAATGCTTCGTCGGCGACTGCGGCAAATGCCTCCTATGCGACCTCATATGTAATCGAAGATGTGGGAGGCGGCGGCAGCGAATGGACCGATACATATGCGGATAGTCCAGCCGTTGCCGGCTTCTATATCGGCGCGAATGGCGTATCGATCCGCGGAGGGCATATTCAATGGCCAGACCTGACGAGCTTTCCAGCTGCGAATCTGGCTTATGTAGCTGCGAGTGTTTCGAATGACATGCTAATCGCGGACATAAGCTGCCTGGGGATGAACACGAGCGTGAATTGGATTACATACGCAGGGACGGCGGGAGATCCGCCTACTTTTTCAAGTGTTCATAACCTGACGGGCTGCGGAAACTATGTGCAGGACCTGAATCCTGCCCAGGTTACTGGATTCTCAAGCGGCGGCGCCAATATCAACGATTCTTCGGGGGCGGTGCCGCGTTTGTGGGTGACGCCGATTGCGGCCGCCTCGAGCTATCCAGCGTATGCGGCGCAGTTCTACTCCGGCTATCAGGGGGATGTGATTCAGGGGCATTTCTCAGGCTCGAATCCATTTTTTGAGGTGACGTATCAGGGAACGATCAAGTCGAACGGTGGCCTGGCCTTGAGCACAGTGATCAACACCGCATCGACATTGACTTTGACCGCCGCCAACCGGACGGTAATTGCCAATGCATCCGGCGGCGCACAAACGATAACGCTGCCGAGCTGCTACACACCTTGGCCGGACAAGGCGTCGCCGACCGGCGTGGAGCTGACGATAATCAAGTCGGACACTTCGTCGAATGCGGTGACGCTGCAGACGGTGAGTTCTCAACAGATCAACTATGCGGGAGCATTTTCGCAGACGCTGGCGATCAGCTCGGCTGGTAAGCGAACGCTAGTCTGCGGTCCAGACTACAACTGGTATGCCTATTGATGGGGCTGCTGCGGGGCAGTTTAAAGGCATTGACGGCCTAAAGTATCTGCTCGACGCGGGCCAGGGAATTCACGAGCCAAGCGACCCGGAGGAAGATATTGAGTCTGTTGTCGGGTTGATGGAGGGCCTCGTGAGGGTGCGCGATCGATGGGGACAAAATGTGAAGCTGATCCCCAATCGAGCGCAACTGGAATTCGAAAGGAGAAGAGGGCAGAGAAACATCGTTTTGAAAGCGCGGCAGATGGGCATAAGTACCTGGGTATCCGGCCGGTTTTTTCTGAAGACCATTACGAAGCCGGGAACGCTGACAGTGCAGGTGGCGCATACGCAGGAGGCTGCGGAGTCTCTATTCAGGATGGTGCATCGTTTTGTGGATTGCCTGCCCGCGCAGCTGCGCAATGGGGCTCTGAGGACATCGAAGTCGAGTGTACGGCAGATTGTGTTTCCGGAGCTGGACAGCGAGTATCGCGTTGAAAGCGCCGCCGATATGAATGCAGGACGGGGGCTGACGATTAACAATCTGCATTGTTCGGAAGTGGCGCGGTGGCCGAGGGATGCGGCTGAGACCCTGCAGGGGCTTCGGGCCGCCATGCCTCCGACAGCGGAGCTAGTGTTGGAGTCGACTCCGATGGGAGCAGGGGGATGCTTTTGGAGGGAGTGGCAGGATGCTCCGAGAACCGGGATGGTGCGGCACTTTTCCCCGTGGTGGACGGAGGCTGCGTATTCCGGGGCGGCAGTTTGTGAAACAACGCTGAGCAGCGAAGAGCGGAAGCTGATGAGGCTGTATGGGTTGACGCACGCGCAAGTTGGTTACAGGCGGCAACTGCTTACTGATTATCGCGGGCTGGCGAAGCAGGAATATGCGGAAGATGCGAGCGAGTGCTTCCTTTCAAGCGGCGAGTGTGTGTTTGACCTGGGCGCGATTGACCGGCGCATGGCAGAACTGAGAGAGCCGATTGAGACGCGGCTGAGCGGGAAGCTGCAGATCTGGTACCCGCCGATCACGGGGCGGCGCTATTTGGTTGCGGTAGACCCCGCGGGAGGAGGCACGGAGGGGGACTATTCAGCAGCGCAGGTGGTGGATTTGGAGACGGGCCTGCAATGTGCGGAGATGCAGACGAAGGCGGGCGGCTTGGAGCTGGCTCGAGAAGTGGATCGGCTGGCAAAGGAATATGGCAAGGCAATGGTGATGGTGGAGCGGAACAATCACGGCTCGGGAGTGCTGGCGTATCTGGCAGGGGTTTGCCGGTATCCCAGCATTTTTGAGCAGGATGGGCAGCCAGGCTTTCTGACTTCGACACTCACCAGGCCAGCGATGATTGGAGGGCTGGGTGCGGCGCTGGTTGAGTCCCCAGAGAAGTTTTCAAGCGAGCGGTTCTTGAAGGAGTGCCGCACATTCGTGAGGCATCGCAATGGAAAGATAGCAGCTCAGAATGGTGAGCACGATGATTGTTTGATGGCAATGGCGATCGCGCTGGAGGTTCGGGCTAAACTGCTGCAGGGCTCGAGTTGGTGACGCAGGCTCACTTGATACACTTCAGGATGATTGCGGTCCCGGAGGACGCTTGGCGGTACTGGCGGTACAACATATACGGAAGATGCGCGGCGGCGCTCAGGGGCAGATGATGCTGGGGGCGGACGGTCATGCATATGTGGTGAAGTTCCAGAATAATCCTCAGCATCTGCGGGTGCTTGCGAATGAGCTGATGGCGTCGAAGCTTGCGGAGGCGATAGGATTGTCGGCCCCAGCGTGCGATGTGATCGAGGTGACGCGCTGGCTGACTGAAAATACGCTGGAGCTGGAGATGGACTTTGGGGCCAGGCGCGAGCGATGCAGACCGGGACACTGCTTCGGTTCGCGCCTGGTGGGGGGATTGATGCCAGGGCATCTGCTGGATTATCTGCCGGAGGAGCAACTGGCGGAGGTGCGCAATCTGGAGGAGTTCGCCGGAGTGCTGGTTCTGGACAAGTGGACGTGCAATACGAACGGCCGGCAGGTGGTGTTCACTCGGAAGCCAAGAGAAAAGAGATATGCGGCTACATTTATTGATTTCGGCTACTGCTTTAATGCCGGGGAGTGGATCTACCGCGACTCACCGCTGCGGGGAGTGTATGCCCGGAACCTTGTATATCGAGGAGTGACGGGGTGGGAGAGCTTTGAGCCGTGGCTGAGTCGGATTGAAGCGCTGGGACAGGATGTTGTTTGGGGCATCGCCGAGATGGTGCCTCCGGAATGGTACGAAGGGGATGCGAATGTGCTTGAGAAGCTGATTGAGGGTCTGCTGAAACGGCGGTCACGGATCCGGGAGCTGATTGATGAGTTTCGGGAATCGGCGCGCGAGCCATTTCCAAATTGGGGCAAGAGCAGAGTGAGGGTGCGAGCGGAGCAGTTCGCACAAGCCAAGTGGGACGATGAACTCCGTATCGGGAGGTTGACGTGAGACATGGCCCTATGGGGAGTGCGATTGCGAGCGGGTTTGAAGTTATCGTGTATTACGAGCAGAGGTAAGAGGACAAGAACGTGAACGAACGGCAACCGTGCGAATTTTTTCTGGTGCGATATGTTCCGGACCCGGTGAAGAACGAGTTCGTGAACATCGGGGTGCTGCTGCGTGAAGCGGGGCGCCCGGAGAGTACTATCGTTCGCTTTACCAAGGATTGGTCGCGGGTGCGGTGTGTGGATCCGGATGTCGACACGGCGATGCTTGAAGCTCTGGAGGTTGAGGTCCGAAGGAGGCTGATCGAGGACGGTCAGCCAGTGATGAAGTCACTCGAAGATTCGCTCTCAAATCTGTTGCAGATTACGTCTCCGAAGGCGTGCCTGGCTGAATCGATGCCGGCGGAGTCAGAGCAGTTGATGGCTTTGTATGTTGACACTCGCAAGCGGCAGGGGGCCACGCGTCGAAGCGGACGCGTGGCGATTCACGCGAGGATGCGAGGGGAATTTGAGAGAGCAGGCGTATGGGACTTAATGCGGAAGCGGATAGCCGTCGCTGAATATACGCGGCCCGGGGACCTCCTGCGGATTGATTGCGGGTATCGACCAAATGGCGTAATTCGGATGTTTCATGCGGTGTCGCTGGAGGGGGATTCCGAGTCATCCAAGATACTGGCGTTTAGCGCGCCGGCGTTGATCGAGGGCGTGCGTCGTGTGGAGAATGCAGACCTGCAACTGACCGCGGTGGTAGAGCCGGTGAAGGATCGAGTTGACGATGAAGATCGACTTGCACAATACCGGTTTGCAGTGGAGACGATGGAGGCACAGAAGATTCGTGTGCTGACGACGAGCGATCTTGGCAGGGCAGCGGAGACGGCGCGGAACGAGTTGAGAGTTTAAGAAACGGCGAGCAGAGGCGAAAAGCAAGGTCAAGGCATGGCATCCGCCGTGCCTTTTTCTTTTGGCGTGGATTCAAGGGAGGGGAAGGCGCATGGGTGTTAAGGATTCGATTCTGAGTGCATGGAGACGATTTGGGGCGGAAGAGGTGGAGGCAAAAGCCTGGCTGCAAAGGAGCGAGGGGCAGCGGAAAACCGTAGCGCTACCTTCTATTTTGAGCCCATTTCAAGCTCAGAGGGCGATGCCCAAGCCAACACCGGCCAACTTGCGGAAGTTTGCCGAGACGCCCTTGGTGCGCCGCGCGATCAACATTATCAAGGATCGCATAGCCAGCATGGACTGGCAGGTGAGGCTGAAGCGCGACTACACGCACGACAAAGTCGGATACGCAGCCCGGAAGCTGGCGATTTTGCGACGGACACTGGAGGGGCCGAATGATTCAGACTCCTTCCGGACGTTGATTGAACAAGTTCTTGAGGATGCCCTGGTGGGTGGATTCGGCGCGATCGAGATGGACCTGACGGGAATTCCGGAACGTCCGTTCGAGCTGTGGCCGGTAGATGGGGCGACGATTCAGATCAATCCGAAGTGGGATGGGACGGCCAACTCGCCGCGTTATGCTCAGGCGACAGGCTTGGCAGGAAGCGCAGGTCTGATTCCACTGGATGACGATGAGTTGATGTATGTACGGATGAATCCGCGCAGTTACACACCCTTTGGTCTAGGGCCGCTGGAGGTTGCATTTGAGACGGTCAACACATTCCTGAGTGCGCATCGGTTTGCTGGGAAGCTGGCGAGCAACTCAGTCGTGCAGTATGCGCTCTGGCTGAATGAGGCGACGCCAGCACAGCAGGAGCGGCTGATTCGGTGGTGGCAGGACGAAATTGAAGGCACAGGACGTGTCCCGCTGATCAGCACGGAAGAGAAACCGGAGGTGCTGCGGTTCGCCCAGGGAACAGACGCGGATCTTCGGTTGAGCTGGCAGCAATTTTTGATTCGCATGGTGGCGAATGCGTTCGGCCTGCCTCCGTTGCTGCTGGGGCTCGAGCAGAGCGTAAACCGTGCGACGGCGACGGAGTTGATGGATGAGGCCTTCCACAGCGCGATAACGCCGCTGGCCAGGTTGCTCTCTGAACACATTACCCGTGACCTGTTTGCAAAGAGGCTGGGATGGCGCGAGTTTGAGTTTGTCTTCAACGAACTCGATGCCAGAGACGAGATGTCCGAGATTCAGATTCAGACGGCGCTGCTCGCGACGGGCGTTCTGACTGTGAATGAGGTGCGGGCGATGCGAGGGTTGGCTCCACTTCCAGGTGGTTCGGTCTTCGCAAAACCAGATCAGCCAATAGAGGAGGAGGTGCTGAAACCGGTAATGACGCAAGAGAACTAGACACGAACGAGAGGATCGGGGGAAGCGGGAATGAGACTGGAAGCACTTGCAGTCGCGCTACCGGAAGTAGCGGGACATCCGAACCGAGTGCCATTTGAAGGCGTCCTGACGCGGGTGGGTGAGCCTAGTAATCGACCTCCGTCTGGTGCGCGCGGCCATCGTGTGATTTTGACCCAATCCGCGGCACTGGCAGCACTGCCGTCGCTCATGGGAATGGCGGTGGACTATGCGCAGGGCTGGGACGGTCATGACGCGCGCCGAAAGTGCGGCATCATCACGCAGGCGGATGTGGATGGAAAGTGCCTGCGGGTGAGCGGTTACCTTTTTGGCAAAGACTTTCCCGAAGTAGTGGAGAGAATGCGCCAAAGCGCCGCCGGCACGATGGGGATGTCGTATGAGATTGCGGACGCGCATGTTGATGACATGAGCGCCGAGATCTGGACGTTAACGAGGGCGACCTTTACCGGCGCAGCGATTCTGCTGCGTGAAAAGGCCGCATACAGAGATACATCTTTCCAACTGGTCGCGAAGCGTTGCCGGGAGACTGCCGTACGGCGAGTTCCCCACGCGGAGCCGGCAAGACCATCGGAGGGACGCAAGAATTGTGAATTGGAGAAAGGAAGGCAAGCGAGATGGAGATAGAGAAGAACGATTCGCTGAGCGCGAGCATTGAAAGACTGAATGCTGCGGCCAGCTTGCTGGAGCGGGCGGCAGCTCAAATGGGGCAGCGCGAGGCAGCGGCCGGAGAAGTGCAAAAGATCGTTGCCGAGGTTGAGGCTGGCGTTTCTGACCGCGAGCTCGAACTTGAGCACAGGCTCGCTTTGGCGGAACAGCAGATTGCCGATCTGAGGGCGCAGGAATTCAAGGGCGGTTCATCGAGAAAAACTTTGCCGGCGGCCGCAGCGCAGCTGCTTGCGAAACAGGGCGTGACCTCGCTTGACAGCATTGAAGCAGACGCGCTGGACACCGCACTCACGGGTCTAAGCCTGGAACAACGCATTGCGGTGAAGTCGCAGCTGCTGCGTGCGGGCATTCTGAACTAACGAGCGCAGAATCAGACATCGAGGTCCGCTGAGGCGGGCCTTTTGCTTTGGCGCAGGTCTTACGAGTCCCATGGGTGATTTCCACGTGGGCTGAAGGGGAACATGAAAGCAAATTTCTACGATATTCATTCGGCGGCTGATTACATCGGGCCCGGCGCGATTGAGGTGCCGCTTTACCAGACGGAAATTACTGATATTGTCCGCCGTCACAGCATTTTTGGACAGAGGATCAAGCAGGTTCCGGCGACGGGGCACCCATCACGGTATTTCGAGGAGACGGCAATCCCGAATCCGGGAACAGCGGGCTTTGTTGATCCGCGCAATATCGTGGCACCGGTGGTCGCGCCAACCCGCGTGGAGCGGAGTGTGCCGCTGAAGGCGGTGGTGGCACAGCTGAACTACAACCTGTTTGATGTAGAGCTGGGAACGCAGCAGAAGCAATTTGCCTATCTGCAGGCCAAGGACCTAGTGGACACGGTGGATGGCGTTATGCTCACTCACGATGTCGCGCTTTGGAACGGTAACGATACGTCGCTGAGCACTCCGACTACGACCCAGTACTTTGGCGTGACGGGCCAGATTGTGGCGGGCGGGAATACAACCACCATTGGTACAACGGCGAGCATTGTGGACGGGCTGAAGTCGACGGTGGCGCAGATGGTGGCGAACACCGGCTTTGCGGTGCGGCCGACGGCGATCTACGCAAACCCTGTTCTGCTTGACCTTATTGACCGCGAGATGAAGACCGATTTCAATGTTGTGCTATCGACGCGCGAAATTGAGGCTGGCTTTACGGTGAAGATGCTCTCGACACAGGCGGGCGATTTGCCTCTGATTCCAGACTGGTCGCTGGCTTACACCGGCACGCCAGGTTCAGGATCCGCGGTGCTGCCTGCGTACATTGTGACGGAGGACCTGATTGAATACCACTGGCTGAGCGATCCGAATCCGAGGATCTTCCAGCTGGGTGTTCCGGGGTCGCTGGCTTCGCAGTATGTGGTGGTGAAGTTCGGCGCTCCGGTGGTCAAGGGCGCGAACTATGCGCACTACCAGGTGCTTGTTGACCGCTAATGCGGGGACAGCGTGACTGAGGTCGCGCTAGGGCCGGCTCAAATCAGGGCCGGCCCTGATTCTTTTGTACGAAATTTCAAGGAGAGACAGATGGGATACTTGCAGCCATCGCAATATGCAAGCTATGGGCTGTCGCCGGACGTAACAGATGACTGGGTCACAGTAGCGTCGGCGATGATTGATGCACATTGCCGCCGTACGAGCCTAAATCCTATGCAATACACGGAGCGGTTACGAATTGTGGAAGGTTCACAAACTGCGCGTTTGTCGCATCTGCCGCTCTGTGCGATTACGCCTGCGACGTCTCCGCTGGTGAGCGTCCAGGCGCGCTATGCAAAGCCACGGCGCGGGCAGCTTGTGTATCCGCTGCAGGAAGAAGTGCTGTGGGCTTTCTCATTGCCGGGATCGTGGACGGCCGTCGACCCGACGACATTGGATTTTGTTGCTGATACAGGCGAACTGGTATTTCCGTTGAACATCATGGGATTGCCGTACAACGAGGTCGAGGTGACCTATACGGCTGGATTGCCGACGATTCCTGATGCAGTGTTGAGCGCTTGCGCGCTGATTGTGAAGAACGCGCAGGCGACGTCGGGGATGAATGTAAAGACGAGCCGCATGGACACGATGTGGGCGCAGTACTTTTCGAGCAACCTGATCGACGAGACGGTTCAGCAGCTGCTGGCGCCGTGGGTAGCGACGAGGATGGGATAGCGATGAGCACAGATTTAAGTGTGCAGAATCCGACTAGCCAGACATTGCGCACTGCGGATGCGCTGCTGCGCGCCAACGGCGGGACGACGGCGTATCTGCAGATGCCGACCACACCCGGCGACGCGAGCGACGCGGGCCAACTGGGGCTGGATGCCCCGAACTTCCAGCCGTTGCCGCTTGCGCCCGTGGTTTTCCGGAAGATGAGGCCCACGATGAGCGAAGGTCAACCGGCGAAATATGAGTTGTTGGTCAGCGGGGCTGCTGTACAGGCAGCTGTTGGCGAAATGCAGGTCGCATCTGCCGATCTGTTGTTCCAGATGGCTGCAGGTGTTGCGATTGCGAACGAGCTCTTTCTGATAGAGGCAGTTTCTCTTTCGCAATGCATGGGTTCGGTATACATCTACCGCCTACTGCTGCGTGAGTCGGCAAGCGGCTGGCAGATGCAGACGTCGCAGAGCTAATCAGAGGGTTTATGCAAAACGCGAAGGATACCTTTTACATCACGCTGAGGAACAGGCTGACAACAGTGAACCCGGAGCGCACGATGACGCTTCGCGGTATTGTCAGACCGGGAATTCTGGTTGAGGAAGCAGAGGCGCCGATGGCGCAGCTTCCGCTCGATGCATTTGTGCTGCGCTGGACGAAGTTTGCTG